GGTACAGCACAAGCAATAACATGGAGTGAAATTATACCAGGAGCAACGATGGTCTGGACACCAATAGACCCTACTTAATATTATGGCATCAACTTATTCAACAAACGCACAACTAGAAATCATCACAACTGGCGAAAAAGCTGGTCAATGGGGTGGAATTAATAATACCAATTTACAAATTTTAGAACAAACCTCTACAGGCGTACTCGATGTCGATATATCCGCAGGTAGCTCAACACTTGTTTTAACAGATGGAGCTCAATCAACAGGAAAAAACCTATACTACAGACTTCATGGTACTTTAGCTGCTAACCGAACGGTTACTATGCCAGGTACTGCTGAAAGAGTTTGGATCATGAAAGATGATACTGTTAGAGGAACTTCCAATTATACTGTAGGAGTTTTAACCGCTTCAGGAACCACACAACCTATACCCCCAGGCGCAACTGTTTTATGTAAATCTAATGGAACTGAAACAGTCGTAAGTATTATTGAAAAAGGATATGAAACTATTACAGATGCAAACAGTCCTTATACTGCTGTTGCAGGAGCACAGATTTTAGCAAATACAGCTTCAACCGTTATTACCGTTACTTTACCATCCGCAGCCTCTACTGGAGATGAGATTACAATCATTGATGCAAGAGGAACATGGGGGTCTAACAATTTAACTGTAGATCGAAATGGATTAAAAATTAATACAGGTACCTCTAATTTAACTCTCAGTAATAATGGTCAATCCATAACATTAGTTTATGTAGACGCAACACGTGGCTGGGCCTATAAAACTAATTATACTTCATAGGAGCTATATTTATGGCCCTCTTTGAAATGAAATTTCAACCGGGTGTCGACAAGCAGGACACTTCGGTCGGAGCAACCGATCGATGGATTGATTCAGATAATGTTAGATGGAGATATAATCTTCCTGAAAAAGTGGGAGGATGGTCTTCTTTATTGACAAGCACTATTTGTGGAGTTGCCAGAAAACAACACTCTTTTGTAGATACTGATGGCAATAGATATGTAGGTATCGGAACAGATAAATTTTTACTTGTTTATTTTGAAGGAGTCGTACACGATATCACACCTTGGCGTTCTAATAATGCAGGCGCTCAAATTACTTTTACAGGTTCAACCTTAACAACTAATAGTACTGCCCCAGGTACTTCAATCACTGTAACTACGACTTCCGATCATGGATTAGAAGTAGGAGACATGATTGCTCTAGAATCAGTAACCATGCCGACAAGTTCAACTATAAGTAAATCCGATATTGAATATACAAGTTCTGATCGACAAGTATGTCAAGTTATTTCTGTTCCCACTTCAGTTACTTTTACGATTACATCACCAAGTGCTGAAGGAGGAGGTGGGGGTTCTGATTTAACAGCAGGAAGTTCTGCTATAGTTTCACCTTACCAAAGAATAGGACCTTCTGAACAAACTTATGGGTATGGATATGGAGTAGGAAATTATGGAGGAACGATTACGGGTTCTTTAACCAATGATTTAGATGGAGCTTTAAATGCAGATGCCGCTGGAACAGGAGGAGTAGGAACGTCGGTTACTTTAACTTCTTCAACCGGCTTTCCAGATCCTTCAGGAACTATTGCTGTCGGCACTATTCCCAACGCAGAATTAATTACTTACACAGCTGTTTCGGCTCCTGATTTACAAAATATAACTAGAGGAGCTTTAGGAACTGCAACGCCCGGAACATCCAATGGTCAAGCTCATATTGACGGAACGATTGTTTATAATGCTTCCACGTGGACCGGATATGGAGATGCAGTTAATGCATCTAACGTTACCTTAGAACCAGGACTTTGGTCTTTAGGTAACTGGGGAGAAGTTTTAGTTGCAACTGTAGCAAATGGTAAAACTTTTACCTGGAATTCAGGGGTAGCCGGATCTGCAAAATTTACAACACCAGCTTCAATGCTTACAACGAATTATGTAACAGCGATTAGTGGAACTGAAGGAAACCCTACTGCCAGTCGACTGACATTAGTTTCTCCAACGACTCGACACTTAATTCATTTAGGAACTGAAACAACCATTGGAACCAGTTCGACTCAAGACGATATGTTTATAAGATTTTCTAATCAAGAACAGATTAATGTTTTTGCACCAGCAGCAGACAACAGTGCTGGTACACAAAGACTTCAAGATGGTACAAAAATTATGGGAGCTATAAAAGGAAAGGAAAATATTCTCGTCTGGACAGACAATGCTTTATATTCTATGAAATTTGTAGGGGCTCCTTTTACTTTTGGCTTTGAACAAGTCGGTACTAACTGTGGACTACTCGGTCAAAATGCATGCTGTGAAATTGATGGTGTTGCTTATTGGGTAGGAAATAATGGTTTCTTCTCCTTTGATGGTACGGTTAACTCCTTATCGTGTTCGGTTGAAGACTATGTCTATGATAGTTTTGACACTACTAAAGGCCAACAAGTTTGTGCAGGAATTAATAATCTATTTACCGAAGTCGTTTGGTATTATCCCGCTGAAGGGTCAAACTACAATGATCGATATGTGGTCTATAACTATGGAGAAAAAACTCAGCTCCCTACAGGGGTCTGGTATACCGGCACTAATACGAATGCTATTAGAACAACATGGATTGACTCTATTGTTTATCCTAATCCCTATGCGACTCAATTTAATAGTTCTGGAACAGGAACGACTCCAAGTATTGTAGGAGAAACAGGGTTAGGTCAAACGGTTTATTTTCAACATGAAATAGGAAATGATCAAATTAATCCAGATGGAACCGTTACGACTTTAACTTCTTCTCTGCAATCTTATGACTTTGCCGTTCAAACCGATAAAGGTATGGGAGAATATTTTTTAGCGATGAGAAGATTTCTTCCTGATTTTAAAACATTAACGGGTACAGCTAAAGTCACGATGGGAGTTAAAAATTACCCATCGGATTCAGCAGCCGATAGTACCTATAGTCCTTTTAGTGTTATTTCTACCTCCCAAAAATTTGATACCCGAGCTAGAGGAAGATATGCGAATCTAAAAATTGAAAATGAAAGTGCCGGAGAAACATGGCGCTATGGAACTTTCCAAGTTGATGTTCAAGCGGACGGGAGAAGATAATGGCAAAAATTGTAGTCAGATTACCGGAACCAAGAAAAGAATATACTGAAGATAATCAACGACAAATTAACAGGGCGATTAGTTCAGTTATAGAACAATTAAATTCTACGTATATGCAACCTGACAAAGATGATTTAGAAAGGTTTGATTTCTTTTTATCATAATGGCAAACATATATAAAAATGTTCAGAAATTATTAGACAGTACCAGTCCTACGCAGGAGATGTACGTTTCCCCAGATGAAACAACTTCTATTGTAAAGACTATTAATTTATATAGTAATCATGGAAGTAGTCTCGATGTGACGGTTACTATATATGATGCATCTTCTGCAACAAATTTTGAATACCAAAAAATAACAGTAGATGCCAGTAATAGTGTAGATTTACTAACCTTTAATAATGTGTTAGTTCTAGAAGCTGGCGATAAAATTCAGCTGCAAGCGAGTCAAGCTAATGCTATAACAATGACCGCAGCTGTGTTACAAACAAGCAGAACATAGGAAATTATGCCTTTCATAGAAACAGAAGCAAAGAGTGAATACCAAATCATAGATGGTAAAAAGACCCATGTTATTACTCCTGAGTGTGAAGTAACCCTTACTAACATGGAAACAGGTAAAGAATACTTCTCGGATAAAGAGGCTGACGACGATGTAAATGACGTGGCTACACCCACTAAAAGAGAACACATCAGAAGAGATGTACATATAAAAGTAGCTGCCATTGATCTAGGAGCTGGCAGCGGGGAAGTATAAGAGATTGACGATGAACAAAAAAACAAGTAAAGCTATATACTCAGGTGAAATCCCTGCGATTTTCACATATAATCATACATTAAGGAATTAGAAATTATGCTAGATTGGTTAATAGAACAGGGAACTAAATACGCCCCTTTAATTAAAACAGGCGCTACTGTAGGCATGGGAGTCGCATCCTACCTGGATCAAAAAAGAAAAAATGAGATGCAACAAGCCGCTTATGACGACTATATGGCACAAGTAGAAGCAGCGGGTCAAGAGGCACGAGCAGCTATTGAGCTGGGGAGAACAGGAGCTCTTCCTATGGTTATGACCGGAGTTCCCCAAACGAAAGCCGATGTTACAGATTTTACTGCAGTTGCAGCTAGAGGTGGATTGATGTCTATACCGAATAGACAAAGAAAGAGATATGCAAGAGGACCTGACGAAGTTGACGTAATGGAATTTGATGAAGAGTCCATTACTCCATTCGACCTGCAACAAGAAACAGGACTAGACCTTACTGGCGAACAAGTTAAATATGATACCGGCAACTCCAGAGAAGATGCATGGAGCGTATGGAATTCAGGTGGAATAGATCAAGAGATATATGAATTTGATTTTGAAATCTTCTTCGATAGTGGTGACTGGATGGATCACCTTAGAGGTGAAGTACCAATGCAGGGACTTCAAGGAAATACTATGATGGCTTCTGCGGATCCAATGTTGCAAGACGAATATGATAAGTATGTATTTGAGCTACAAGAAATTCAACCTGATGCCACACCAATGTCAATAGAAGATTTTAGAAACCAGGCTGTAGCTGGTCAGGCTAATGGTGGAATCATTGGTTTGAGACACGGTGGAAGACCTGGATATAGATTAGGTGATGAAGTAGTAGAAGACCGAGAAACTATAGCACAATCAATTACATTACCTGATGGTGGTGAAGAAGTTGTTACGGATAGCATGGAAGAGATTAAAGGACACATGGCTGGACCTGATTGGTATATCCAAAGAGTACAACATTTAGAATTTTTATTTGGTGATGAACTAACAGAGGATGAAATAGCAGACATAGCTTACGATAGTGATAAGTACTATGACAAAGTAGGTCATGATCCATTTGCTAAAGGCGGAAGAGCTGGATATGCTCAAGGATCTGGCATCATGAATCTAGGAGGATTAGAAAAAGATTATAGAACGACTGGTGGCTTTGTTCCAATTGGAGCATACGAAAAAAAAGATGATGTACCAGCAAGATTATCTAAAAACGAATTTGTAATGACAGCCGATGCAGTAAGAGCTGCAGGCGGTGGCAGTATTAATAAAGGTGCCCAACTAATGTACGACACAATGAAAAATTTAGAAGCGCAACCACAGGCTCAAAGGATGATAGCATAATGGCAACAATGCCCGCAGGATTTGGATTATTACCCAGTGCATCTCTACAACCTTACGGTTCAGAGATACTTAAAGCAGGTATCGGGCAACTAGGGACTCCTATTGACGTTGGAGCAATGCTTCCAAAAGTTGCAGGTCAAACAGCATTCCAACAAAAAGGAGCGCAAAGACTTGCCGACATGTATGGCATGGGTGACATTCAAAGAGATGCCACAGGACAAGTCACAGGTTTTACAGGGGGCACAGGAATTGCTTCTTACCAACCTTACTTAGATCAAATTTCTCAACAACAATTATTAGATCCGTCACAAGGCTATAAAGATTTTATGTCTCCTTACCAACGAGAAATCATAGACACGACTATGCAAGAGTATGATGTCCAAGCTGGAAGAGGAAGACAAAGAATTAGTGATCAAGCCATGACTGCTGGAGCTTTTGGTGGTGGTAGACATGGCATTGAAATGGGTCAGTATCAATCAGAATCTGATAGAAACAGAGCTGCACTATTAGCAGGTATGTATGGTCAAGGATATACACAAGCTTTAGGCAGACAACAACAACAACTAGCTAACCTACAAGGTGTGGCTGGATTTGAAACTGGCTTAGAGCAACAAGGAATTGGAGCTCTACAAGCATTAGGTGCAGAAGGCCAAGCACTAGAACAACAAAAACTAAATCAGTTGGCTCTAGGTGCACAACAAGGTTTCCAATTACCAATGCAAAGAGTTCAAGATGTGGCAAACATTTACGGAGGTATTGCAGGAGCAATGCCTGGATCACCAACACAACCATTCCAACCACTTCCAGTAGCGACAGGAATCGGTGGAGGTTTATCAGCAGCTTATATGTTGGGAATGGGACGAGATAATACACAGGCAGCAACACAACAAAATCCTTATGTATATACTCCAGGGAATCTACCAGGCAATATGCCACAACACCCGAGTAATTGGTAAAATTATGTACAATAGAATTTTAAAGAGACCTATGTTCAAGCGTGGAGGCTCAAGTTTCCAGGCTCAAGGGACTGGCATCACGTCACCTTACGACACGCCAAGAAAAAAATATAAGATTGGAAGTTGGGGAGAGTGGGAACAAAAAACTAGAGAACTAACACAAGATCCAAGAGGTGACTGGAGTTATGCTGCTCAAGGTTTTTCTGAGTTAGGAAATCCATACAAAGAAAGCGGCGAGGCTAAAACTATCGGAGAAATGCTTTATGCCGGAGCAGCCGGTGTAAGAGGAAGTAAAGACAGAGCAAGAGAGCTAGAACAAAAAGGCGAAATGGCTATTCTTGAAAATCAAGCGGCTCAAATGAATGCTGCCCAAGCACATAAGTACAAACTTGAACAGATTGCTGCATCCGAAGCAGGAAAAACTTATCCAGATATACATCCAGGAAAACTTTATGATTCACGAATTGCTGAATGGAAAAGATGGTTAAGTCAAAATGAAGGTCGAGCAGGACATGCTACCGTGATGGGTAATCTATCTGCGTTTGCAGCTGCTGATATCGTTATTCGAAATGAAATACTAAAAGCCTATGAGAAGGGAAAAAAGAGCATTGCTGAAGCTGTTTCTCCAGCCGCCTATAAAGACGACGGAACACTTGATATTAGTATTTTAAGTGGAGGAATAGTTTATTTTGATCCTATTTCTAAAGAATGGTTTACCGTAAGTAATGCTGGAACTGCAAGTGCAGAATTGATACCGGCTAATAGTTATGAAGAAGGATGGAATAATATTGGTAAGACTGTTACAACCATCAAAGAAGAAACAGAAGAAGAGCCAGAGAAAAGTTCTATAGAGGACGAACTTAAAATAAAAATCACTACAAATCTGAAAGATACAGAGTTAACTGATGCAGTGGTCTATGATGAAGCTGCTAAAGTAGGAATTAAAATTGTAGATAAACCACCAGGTGCTGGAAAGAATTGGAAGGTAAACTTAGCTGAAAATGAAATGAGTCTGATAGATTTTAAAAAGATACTCACGACCAAAAA